CCGGCTTGTCGCCGGGTACCCACGCTGGAATTAGCAATCCAGCACGGAGTATCCTCCGAACCGCTAGTGGAAATGCCACTTCTCTTCCGCCTCAGGATGCCTACATTATGACAGCACGTACGCGTACTAGCAACGACAACATTACTATTAGTGGGACTAGAACCCCCACTAGTACTGGTGTCGCGCAAGTGCGTACTGCTCTCGTTGGACCTAACAAGAAGACCGATGACCATCTGGGAAACTTTCCCAACGCTAACAGCTTTAAAAGCGAAAGCGAGGACTTCGACACTCTTGTTTTGGATGGACGGACCGTAGGATCTGGATCGGCCTGGGTCGAATTTGACCGGTGCCCATTGCAGTACCTGCGAACAGTCCCTTCTCCTGTCCCCCCGATCAGTGCTGGTGCACCATCGTTTCTCCAGCTGAATAACTGGAGGGGGGAAATCCTTGCTCGCACCAATGTCAATAAGCCAGGTGCAAACCTGCCTCAATTCGTTGGCGAGTTTAGGGATTTGCCGGATATGATACGAGGTGTTCAACGAACCTGGTCGGATATATTCCGACTTGCCGCCACGGGAAATATCTCGTGGAAGTGGTTCGTTGCGCCCTTTGTATCTGACCTGTGGAAGCTCTGTAAGTTCTCTGAAGGCGTACAACGCCGTCTTGAGGACTTCAAGAAGCTACGGGTAGAGAAGGAGGTAAAGAAGCGCGTGAAGCTCGGAAAGTCCTTCGCCACGAAGACCACCAATGTCATTGTGAATTCACAAGACATGTTGATTCGTGCTGATAGGACAACCGTTACCAGACGAAATGTCTGGGGGAGCACATCGTGGAAGATTGCTCCAGGTATCACTTTGCCGCAGATGAACATTGACCTCCATTGGAGGGCCTTTGAATCATACTATGGCCTGACTACCTATAACGGGTTCCGCACACTCTGGGAGTTAACCCCCTGGAGTTGGTTTGTTGACTGGTTCGTTGACGTGAGCTCATTCCTTGATGCGAATGACCCAGGCAGCGTTCCTTGCAACAGCTTCAACACCTGTATCATGAGAGAGACATCCACTAGGGATACCTACTCGAACTTTACAGGGCTCTCCCCGCTTGCAACCTTATCCGGTTACATGTATGGAGAGCGTGTCACGAAAGAGCGATTTGTTGCTCCGACTGGCATCTTGCTTCCCACGTTCCTGTCTCCGCTTGTCGATCAAAACAAGTGGTTGACGTTAGGGAGTCTCTTCGTGATTCGCAATCGTTCTGCCCTAGGGCATGACGCTGCTATACGAAGATTCTTCCGCACGTACCGCGGAATCGGCCTTCCGAAAGGAACCCCAAGGGGGCGAAAGCTCTCGAGGGCACAGGCTGAGGCACGGGAAGTATCCCGTCTCTTAGGAATGGGTGATAGTCTTGGCGATATAACAACGCGCAAGGCCATCAACCAGTTCATAAGTGCCGCGAAG